ATGAGATTCGACGCACGAACCGCGAGCAAGCTGCCTGCCGGGCAGCACATGACCTTTGACGGATTCCCGGGACTCCGCTTTCAGGCCAGCGAGAGCCGTCGCTCCTGGATCTACCGATATAAATCCCCCATTGACGACCGGATGCGTCAGGTGAAGCTCGGCGAGTGGCCGGCCATGGGGTTTCCCGCAGCGATTTCTGAATGGGAGCAAAGGCGAGCGGAGCGCGATGCCGGGGCCGATCCTGCTGCTGCAAAGCGCGAGAAGCGCGCTGCGGTTGCCAATTCGCGCACCGTCGACGCATACACCGTCAAGCGGGTGTGTTTCGACTACATGGGCGGCTATCTGGAGCCGACCCGGAAGGATAAGGGCGTGATCGAGGTTAGGCGGATGTTCAAGGCGATGCTCGGCCCGATCGAGAGCGTTCCGGCTGCGTCGATAACTCGTGCGCAGGCGTTCGAATTCTTGAATTCCTATCGTGCCACGCCGGCGCTCGCCGCTCGCCTCCGCATGGAGTTAGGCGGAGCATGGGACTATGCGATGGACGCTGGGAGGCTGCCTGACGGCACGCCGAACTGGTGGCGAATGATCCTGCGCGGCAAGCTTCGTAGCAAGGGGCGCACGATCGACGGCGTCGCCATGGGCACAAAAAAGCGGGTATTGAGCGAGGATGAGGTCGGCACGCTGCTCCGCTGGCTGCCGAATATGAGCCTAACGGTTTCGGACGCGATCACGTTGTATCTGTGGACGGGCGCCCGCGGCGGCGAAATCATTTCTATGGAGTCGCACGAAATCGCCGACGAGGCGGACGGCCTCTGGTGGACCGTGCCGAAGGAAAAAACCAAGAACTCGTGGCGCGCGAAAGCAGGGGATTTGCGGGTGCCGCTCGTTGGTCGAGCCGAGGCCGTTGTCCGTCGACGCAAGGACCAGGCTGTGAACGGCTTTCTGTTCCCGACGTCGACCGGCGAGATGATGAAGCAGACCGTCATTTCGCACGGCATTTACTATCATCAGCCGTACTGTAAGCAGGCGCCGAATCATAATCGGCCGCGGCTACCCGTCACGCACTGGTCGCCTCACGATTTGCGGAGGACCGCCCGAACTATGCTTGCCGCACTTGGGTGCCCGCATGATGTCGCGGAGGCGGTACTTGGTCATGTTCAACCGGGTGTAGCCGGCGTGTATAACCGGCACCACTACGATCGGGAACGTCGAGAGTGGCTCACGCGCCTGTCGCAGTTCCTTGATGAACTCGCGCTGCGATATCCGACTAAGTAATCTGTTGTGTAAGGCGAGGTTAGACCAAACGAACAGCGTCAGATCGTCTGACTCTGTTCGGCCATGTCCGGACATTGGGATGCCGTTCCTCGTTGGCCGCCTTGCCGACAGCTTCGGACGTTGAGCGTCGACGATCTTCGCCGGCATCGCAGCGTGAGAAAACGCGCGGCAAGTAGTGAGGCGTTTTGCAGTTGAGCCAGACGTTCGCGAGGAACTTATAACGTGCCCTTCCTCTGGTCTTCGGACAGCTTCAAGACAGGCGGCAATCTGAGCAGATTTTCAGGCTGAACCCTTTCCCAGAGGCCCCCGTTGCCCAGTGCTCGTCCCAACTGGTCTTCGCGCCTGAGCCATTGTTCGACCGTCCTGATTCGCCCGGGATGAATTTCGTCGAGCAATGCGTAGTCTCTCTTGATGATCCCGTACTTCCACAGATTCCAGAAGCCGGTGAAGTTTTCGCGGAAGCTCATCGTACTTTTGTCGCGGAGATCGGCGTTATATCCGGAAGGCAAATCGGCTGCGGCCTTGAGCGGTCCGCTCCAGTATGCTTCGAGGTCGGTATCGATATATTGCGCGGGATGTCCGGTCACGGCTTCGAACGCCTCGGCAAGCTTCGCATACTCGACATGATCGATCGCGACCTCGAGATTCATGCCATTCGCACGCTCCGGATTGTCGAAAAGCCAACGTGCGTAGTACCCGCAGTCCTCAAGCGCTACATGCGGGACGGCGCCGTCACCGAGTGGCACCCGCCACGTAACGACGCCGCTTTCCACGGACGGGGTCATCGGTGTCATTGCCGAGACGGCCATCTCCATATACGGACCGGTCGTAAGCAGCGCGGCGCCCATCCGGTCCCGGTTTGTCAGGTTCTGGAACAGAATCCATTCCCCTACGCGGCCCTTGCCATCATAGTGGCCTGTCCGAAACCGGGAATCGTATCCGGACCTTTTGAGCGCGTAATCGAGGTTTCCATACACGAAGAACTTGACTCCTTCTTCGATGGCTATTTCATAGCATCGGATGGCCCAATAAATCTCAGTCTTCTCCCCGGTGTTGAATCCATCGAGATTGATATACGCTGCGCTGCAATTACGAAAACCATCACGCAGGACCGCTTCATCGGCAAACGTGCCCTTCACGATCGAGACGTTCCCCAGAGTGGAGAGCTCGATGGCCCGTCGCGATTCAGGATCTCGGCTCAAGGCGCGCACGGCATATTTGCCGTCGGCGACGAGCGCCCGGATGACGGGCAATCCCTGTGCGCCCGTTCCACCGATGACGAATATGGTCGAGGGGACCCGTGAAGACATGTTTGTTTACGCTGGTATGAGTTGGATAGATTTGCCGACCGCTACGCGCCGATGGCACGGATGTCAGCTTCATATGGCATCGGGCACCGGTACGCCGACCACTCGCCCGTGAACTTCTGTCGAGATGCCGAATTGCGGTCTGCGCGATATTTCATCGAAGCATTCATACGACACTGCGGCTCTAACCGGCCGCCTTCGCCGGACCGCGCGCCGCGACTGCGCGTGGTTGCCGGCCACGTTGCAGCAGAAACACACCACCGAGGATTGCGCCCATCGCGAATAGTTCGACTGCGCCGATCGGTTCCTGCGCAAGCCACGAACCCATCAGCAACGCAACGACCGGTGGAATGTACGTCACGCTGGACGCGGCCACTGCTCCGAGCCGTCCGACGATGAAGTAATAAAGGATGTAAGCGATCCCGGTGCCCGTCAGACCGAGTCCCAGCACGAGGCCGAGCAGCGCTCGCGCATCGCTCGTCACACGCACGATGCCGTGGAAATCCGTGACGCAGCCGATCAGGACCAGTGCGAAGCCGATCTGCCACGTCGACAGCGCGAGCGGTGAGAGGTCCAGGCCGGAAAGAAAGCGGCGCGCGTACACGAACGAGCAGCCCACGCTGAGCGAGCCGGCGATCATATAGCCGACTCCGAGCAGGTTGACGCCAGCCGCGTGCGCATTCCACGGACGCGCGATCAGCAGTACGCCGACGAATCCGCAGACGATGCCCGCGATCATTCGCGCGTTCGGGCGCTCCTCGCGCAGCAGTGCCCATGCGCACAGGAAGGAAAAAAGCGGGATGGCGCCGCTTAGCATCCCGGCAATGCTCGAGAACAGCAGCCCGGCCCCTTTCGCGAACGCATAGTAGTAAATCACGGTCGCAAGCAGCGACATCACCACGAAGTGGTGAGCGTGCCGAAGATGGCGCCATTTGAGCGCCTTAGTGAATAGCGCGACCGTGAGCAGCGGGATGAAGCCGAAAAGCACGCGCAGGAAGACGATCTGACTGGCAGCCAGATCGACGCTCGCCCACTTCATGAACAGGAAATTGGTGCCCCAGATGAACCCGAGGGCGGCGAAAGCGAAATAGGCGGGATTCATGTCAGCGCACCAGGAAAGCGGATGAAGTCCCGATTGTGTTCCGCACCACCTTGCTCTACAAATGATTTAATGTCGACTATGAAATAGAAAAACTGAGCTATGCGATCGACTCCTCCGCTGAAAGCCCTTCCTGCCTTCGAAGCTGCCATGCGGCACGGCAGTTTTACTCTTGCATCCCGGGAACTGAACGTGACGCCTGGTGCGATAGGGCAGCAGATTCAGAAGCTTGAGGAATGGCTCGGCGTTGCCCTGTTCGTGCGCCAGATACGGCAGGTAACGCCCACAGAGGATGGTCGCGCCTACTTCGCGCAGATTCAACCCGCCCTGGCAGAGCTTATTCATGCGAGCCATCGCATTCGTGAGCGTCGCGGTAGCGGCGTGCGGTTGTCGATGCCGCCGAGCTTCGCTGCCAAGTGGTTCGCCCCACGCATGGCCGACTTCCTGCAGGCAAACCCCGGGATTGCGCTGAGCCTGAGCACATCGACAACGATGGTCGACTTCGAACTGGATGGCGTCGATCTCGCGGTTAGGCATTTCGACGGGATGGATGCACGACTATCCGTTCAACTGCTGTGCCATGACGAGGCACGCGCGTATTGCCATCCGGCATACGCGAAGCAGCGCCGATTGAAGCGCCCCGACGATTTGCGCACGGCGACACTGCTCCATAACACGCTACACCCGCACTGGGCCACGTGGCTTGCTCGATTCAGCGGTCTCGACGGTTCGCAGATCGAAACCATTACCGGTATCCGGTTCGACCAGTCGTTGATAGCGATCGACGCCGCAGTGCGCGCGCAAGGCGTTGTGCTTACCAGCCCCCTGCTGGTAGAAGCGGAACTGGCTCGTGGAGAACTGATTGAGCCATTCGATAATGCGCTTGCGTTGGACGCCGGATACTACCTCGTCCATCCCGCCAGTGCCGCAACCAAACAGGCGGTTCAATTGCTCAAGGCGTGGTTTACCGACAGCATCGCCAGGGGATGTGCGCAGCGTGGAGGCTACTTCTAGCCGTCGAATTATTGTCTCAATGACTGCTGTCGGCTCTAATGCCGACGCCGGATAATGCGATTCCGACCGGCAGCAATGGGTCGATGACGGCCCTTGAAGAGATGACGGCGATGTCAACTCAGATGTGATCTGATGGTGACCGAGAGGTCAGGTCTTGGCGTGCGCAAGTGACCTTGCGGCGCCGGTTGCTATGGCCGGTATTGGGAGGAGGCGCGAGATCCGATTCCGGGCATGCCTCTGCCCAGGCTTCAACCTCACGCGTCAGCCATGCCACCCGGCGGTCGGAAAGCAGGCGCGGCTTCGGAAATTTTCTCTCGCGTACTAGTTTCTGGACGGTCGCTTCTGATAGCGATAGCGCGATTGCCACTGCAGGCAAGTCGAGGTAGAGCGGCTTTATGGTGGTTGATGCGGGCATGCTACGATCCCTCAGTCTCAAAAAGATTTACTGATGCGATGCAAAAGAAATTTGTGATGCGCGGGTACGAGATGAACTGCGAGCCGCGCGTGACGGCGGACGGCAAATTCGCCGCCCAGGTAGAGGTAACGAAGTTGGGGTACAGCCGGGAAGCAGCGTTCCGGAATCTCGGCGAGTTCGACACCGAGTCCGGGGCTGTGGAGTACGCGAAGGAGTTTTCGGGCGAGTGGCTTAGCCGGTACGCGTGATGACTGAAACTCCATGCCGCGCCTGCATCGCAATGCATGGTGAATCTGCCGATACCGAGCCGCAACACCTTGAGCTGGTCGGGGTTGTCACGCGGAACGGAAGCCCGTTCGAAGAACACTATCAGTGCCCGGAGTGCGGTGCTTCCCTGGTACGTGCGGTGGCGTCCGTGTCAGAGGCACGCATTTGGTTCGTGGTCGATGGTTTGCGGCACTGAGCGCATGTCCCTTCCGCTTCCGTCTCAGTGGCAGATGCGGCGCGGGCCTTGTCTTCCATGAACGCTTCGGCATCGCGCAGTAGGTCCTGACAGTGGACGTGCGCCGCACGCATCCGCTTGATGGCGTCAACCACGATTGCCTCTGCACGGTCGAGGAGTGCCGCCCGCTCGTGCGCCGTCTCGCCGATTTTGCTTTCCGCCGGGCTTGTCCTATCGTTCATTTCCTGTCCTTCCGACCGCTCGGGGCCGCTATGAATTGGGTATGCATCAAGTGCCATCGGGAAGTGCCGCTGGAATCGGGTGAGCCGAATGTCGACTCGTTCGGCATCTACTTCATTTGTCCGTACTGCCGCCGCCGGAATCAGCTTGAGAGCCTGGGGCATCAGCGGGGCGCGCTTGTGCTTCGGCAGACGGCGAAGTAGCGGGCGAGCGGGAGAGGATGGCGCCGATTCGCTGCACCGCGTCCTCGATCCCTTCGCCCGGCGCGAGTTGCGCCGCCGACCAGACTTCGAGCGCGAGCCCGTCCACACCTTCCGCCCGCTCGTCCGCCGGCGCGGGGGCGGGGGCGGCTTCGGTCGGGACGGTGGTCGACCCATCGACGAAGAGCGCACCTTCCTCGGGGTACTCCGTAAGCCAGCAATACATGCCGTTGCCGGCATGCCCTTCGCCGCGCCGGAACGTCAATTCGCTTTCGAGCTGATCGCGATCGCGGTCCGGGGCCATGAAGTCGAGCGCTTCGAGTAGCTGAGCACCGGACAGCGTGAGCGCGTCGCCTCTGAAGATGATGGTGTCTTTCTCGCGCATCTCGTCAGGTGCCGTAGTTGCGGGCTGCTCGACAGGGGATGCAGCGAGCAGCCGATTCCGCAGGTTGTTCAGCCACTGCCACTCGTTCATGACCGGCATCGAATCGGTACGCTTCTTCAACGCCGTCAACGCCTGCAAACGCTCGGTTATTTCCGTCAGCGCATCAGCGCGGCTATTTTCAGTGGTCGCCATGATGTGGTCCTCAGGGGTGGTCAGGCGGCGGCCTTGATTGCGTTGAGCACGTCGCATGCGACAACTGGCGGAACAGCATTGCCAAGCATGTGCATAGCGAGCCGGTGTTGCTGCGGCAGGATGTAGTTGGTCGGAAAGGACATCGCGTCTCGGCCTTCTTCTTTCGTGAGCATCCGCATCCGGTCGCCGTCAATGACGGCCCAGCGATCGCGCGTCGTGATCGTGCCGATCGGGCGCCCGATGCTGCGGCCGGTTACGCCTGAACCACTCCCGTAGTACGGCGCGACGAAGCGGTCGCCGTGCGTGCGCCGCCCATTGGCGATGCGCTTGAGCGTCGCCGCGGAGCGACCCGGCTTCTCGATCGGCGACCACTTGCCGACATCGAAGTCGATGATCTGCGCCACTGGCATGTGCGGACGTGCCGGCAGCCGAAGCATCAGCGGGCGAGCGCTGCGCGTGAGGACGAGCATCAGGCGCTTGCGGTGCTGCGGGACTCCATGATTTGCAGCGTCAACGATGTGCGGCGCGATCTGGTAGCCAAGCGCCTGCACCGCGGCGAGCCATGCCGGGTAGAGCTGCCACTGGACGAACTCGACCACGTTCTCTACTACTCCGACCGGTGGCCGGTGGTATTCGAGCGCGGATACAACGGCCCATGCGGTCGAGCGGCTGGCATCGTGCTGCGGGTTGTTCGCCGCCTTACCGCGCGCGCGACTATGCCCCTGACAACATGGTGCCGCGAGCAGGATGTCGTGGGATGGAGCAGTAGCCCAGTTCGCCTGGTGCAAGTCTTGGCACACATGGGTGGCGCCAGGATGGTTCGCTGCATGGATCTCGACGGCCGCCGGCCAGTGGTTAGCGGCCCACACTACGTCGATGCCGGCCATCGTGGCTCCGGTGGAAAATCCGCCAGCACCGGCAAACAGATCGATCGCTTTCATCGTCATCCTCTAAATCAGTAGATCAAGCCTCAATGGCGGGTGCTCGGTTGCACTGGGTTGTCGAGCGTCTGCCGTTGAAGCCGGGGAAGAAAAAAGAAGGGCGCCAAACAGGCCGCCCGCAAGAAGAAACCGCGCATCCGAGGCAACGGTAAGTGCGCGGTTCGGGGATCGAGTGGTCGTGCTACGATTCGCACCAAAATAACCGGGGGTGCAATGAAAAACAGGAAGGTCGCGATCAGCGTGATACTTGGGCTAATTGCCGTGTTCGTAGTGTCCTACTTGGGCGCCATGATCGGCGGAAATGGCAAATACGATCGAACTGTCATGGCGAGTTGGCTTCAAGCGGTCGGAGCGTTTGCCGCGATCGCCGGCGGTTTTGCAGGCGTGATTTATCAGGCCAAGATACAGAGCCAGCAACGAGCACTCGATGTCCGTCTGCGCGAAAAGGAACTTTTTACTCAAATTCTCGTGACCTCAAACGAGGCAATTCGGAGCTTGGACACATTGTCCGAGCTGTTATCGCATGAGAGTTTCATGAAAGCCGCGATTTATAAGGCGGATGCGAAACGAATGACCGCGCAAGTGCAGCGTACAATGTCCAACCTCGAAGAGATCAACATTTCGATATCTGATTTCCTGAGATCCAGCAACGTACAGCTTGATCACATTAGATTGCTTTTGCGGCTCAGGAGGGAGATCAATAAATCTCTGGACCAGTTGATTGGCGTTGATGCTCCGTATGAACAGCTGTCTCCAACTGAAGTCGATTTCGGTCCGTTTTCAAAGGAAATGAAGATGGTTCGCTTCGAAGCCGGTCACTACTCCGTGCACATCTAACGTTATCAGGCGGCACCGACTAAGGGACTACGTGCAGTAGGTACTCGCGCAGCGGGCGGACTCATCCCATTGTTGGGTAGTGGCGAGGACAAGAACCGCGAGGACAAGAACCGCTACGATAAGCACGCCAAGGCTCTTGAGCCACAGGATCAAAAGGGCTTTCACGACCACACTCCCATCAGCACTTCGATCGGGGGGGCGACGGCGCCGGCAAGCAGATAGAAGCCGGCGATCACGCACAGCGGAATCCAATCTCGATTCATGGTCATCTCGCTTTGTTGTTTTGGCTTGGTGTAACCGGTATCAGAGGATAGCGGTCAGCGTTGCGCTGCCGTCGCTATGCTCAGTGCGAAGCATCAACGGTGTTCCGCCGAAAAGCTCAGGGCGAAGTTCGCGCAACGCGTTGCTGAAGTTCTTCGGAGCCTCGAAGCCGTTGCCGAGCAGTGCGGTCGTGACTGCGAGCTCGGGATCGTCGTCGCTGGGAGTAAAGAACGACGCAACGATCGGGATCTTGTGCTCCTTGCAGATGGCGATGATCTGGGTCATGAGCGGCGAGATCTGCTCGTCATAGATCTGTTCCTTGGTGACGGTGGTCATATGTGCCTCTCCAATATGATTAGAAATCCGAAATGACAACAACGCTCAACGAGCGACACTGATCTCCAATGTCGTCCGATCAACGCTGTCGAAACTCTCAGGGGCGAGCACTCGGCCGGGTGCTGCTGCGCTGGGTTGGTGGATGCGGAGGATCCGCGAGCCGAATGCGCGCTCTTGAAAGCTGAATTTCCCGCACTTCGAGCAACTGTCATGCGGCGGGGCGATCGGGGCATGTATGCGACGGGGCCAGAGGCCCGGGCAACTTTTATCCCAGCAGTCAGGTTAAGGAGCGATCCGCCAGGGGCGGTGGCGCAGCGGTCCGTGCTGTGCTGGGTTGAACTATACGCGAACGAATGGATATGGCAAGAAAAATCTAATCGCGAATGAATGAATATTTGTGGGGCCGGATAAGCGACTGCATGCTTACGCCGTGCCTACATGCCAGTAGGGAATGTGGCCCCGGCGAATCCTGGCGCCGAAGTAAGTCAGGTGCACTAGAGAGACCAGAAGATGAACAGATACGGGGTCGCAGTAGCCGCCATCGCGGGGATGATGCTCGTTGGATGTAGCGACAAGGAAGGCGAGCAACTAAGGCGAGCACTGCGGGAGCGGGATTATCGAGCCATTGAGTTGTGTAAGGATTATGCTCGGTCCCAGGCCAATCATCCGAGTACAGTCGATTTTTCGATTGTGGACACGCGAATCGCCGAGCAACCGGACGGTAGCGTGATAGCGTCGACAACGTTCACCGCGAAAAACGGATTTGGTCTCGAATTGAAATACGAGGTTGCTTGCCGGGTTAATGGGGGCGGCATTGTCGAATCGGGCATCCGCGAGGCTCGAGGCTAAGGCGTCGGGCCGAGTCATACGTCTTATGACGTAGTTGTGATCTCCGAACCGCTGACAACGGCTGGAGAAAAATAGCCCGCATCGCGCGGGCTGAATCCATGTCTGGAGGAGGTTGCGGCGAGGGTAGGTGGCGGCCGTACTCCTCGCCAGCCTTCAGTTGCAACTGTTCCCGGAAATGAAAAACCTAGTCCGACTAATCCTGCGCGTTCTTAGTTTAGGCCAGCAACTAGAGACTTAAGATCGTTATCGTCGAATGTCACCGTTTTTCCAGTGAAATAGTTGGCGCGCTCGAACTGCTTCTTGCCTACTACCTTCTGATTTTCGACGACCGCCAAAACGAATCCAGGAATCTTTTGCATTCGATACTGCATGTGGATCACTTCAGCCTCAAGCAATCGTGCAGCACTGTTGGCCGCAACCACGATGAGTGGTTCGGGGGTATCGATCACATGATCGGCAATCATCCCTCCCGTATGCGGCAACTCAACATCGGGACGGTGTGTCAATCCGAGTTCGGTCGAAATTTCCTCAATAGCCTGTGAAAGTCGCAGCTTAAAGTCACTGGACTGTCGTGTCGCACGGCTTGTAGCTAGCGCATAGAGTTGTTGCGCTGCAGCAGCTACCCGAAAGATCGTGGCGGCGAGCAGGCTGAGATCGTTGCACGTTGCGAGCAGCACCTCATCCTGATTTAGCGTGACGCCCGAAAAGGCAGGTAGGTCATCAATCCAGCGACTGACAACGTCGGATTCGAGATCCCCATCCGCCATGCTGGCATAGAGTGATGAGTCCCCATTTTCATCGACTTGGTACGTATCGCTCCCGACGGGACGCACGCGTACAACTACCTTGTCGCCCGATCCTGGGTACTCGAGCGGCGTCACGATGCGTTGAATTCCCTTCTCGTCTTGATGGACTTCGAAAAGGGAACAGATCGCTCGCTTGAGATTTTCGGTCACGAGTTCCATAGGTCGAGTTGAGGCGAGGTTGAATCGGCAGTTCCCAGCGATATGCCGCAGGCCGAACAAAAAATTGCAATCAACCTCTGTCGATCTGCCTCCTCCCGCGGATCTAGTGTTGTGTCGCCACTCAGTGCCAGTTCTGGGGCGCGTACAAGCAGACGATTCGTGTAGTCGAGATCAGTGCCACAGGGCAATTTGCAGTGTATGCCTTTGTGGCTAGGGTGCCAATGGAACTCGAACAGCACACTGAGCGCCCCATTCGCGAGCACACACATGAGGTACCCGTAGAACGCGGTATCTGTCAGGATTTCACCCGTCTTCCAGTAGAAGAGCACATGATGGTCGCGAGATACCGGCACAAGCTTGGTTGTGAAGAGTCGGCTTCCCCCCATTTTTGCGAACGGTTTGGGTAGCTTGCCACGCTTCATCGGCGAGAAATTCGGCAACTCAGACAGTGCTTTGCGCGCTGCCTTATGCGCAGCTAAATCGCGTGACTTCATGGCCGCGAATCAAGCGCGGTCGCGCGAATTGATGTGTTCCCCCGGCGCTGCTCAGCGAACAAGCCACGTATTTTCATAATTTATGGTCTCTCTTGGCCCGGTGGCCATTTTTCGAATCAAGCCTTCCAGCGGCCCTGCGAGGGGATTATATACGGGGGCGCGGCGCCATGCTTTCAAATGAAGTGTCTGCTGACATCAGTTGAAAGGTTCCCGTGTCAGAGGCTAAACTACTGTACATGCATACAGTATTGCGGGCAGGTAAGCGAGGGTGAGGGTGGATCGAGAGACAAGCGCGAGCGGGCTGCGGTGCAGACCGGGGGATTTGGCAAAGGTGAAAGAGGCATGGAATCCGGCCCTAGTTGGCCGGATCGTGCTGATCGAGGCAGCCCATTCGAGGACCGAATGGGTTGTGACGCTGCTTGGGGAGCCAGGGCTGACGTTAACGAAAAATAGAAAGCGAATAGCCGCTGGCAATTGTGCACTTGCCTACGACTCAGCGCTTGAGCCCATCAGGACCGATGGGCTAGGTGAGCACGGGGATTTTACGGCTGTAGGTGAGGAAGATCGCCGTCGTCAGCGGAGCTCTGCTGCGCCGGTATCAACTTAAGCAATGTCATGACTGCAGCAAATGCATCTTCAGAAACGCCTGCCTCGCTGGCCCGCTTGATTTCCGAAATCAGTTTCTGCGCGATTGGCGGAAGAGTGCGGGCAGTCTCGGCCACACGCTCATGAGGCTGCGATGCGTATAGCTCGGCAACAAACTTTGGGCCACGTTCAGTTAGAAGCCACTCGCAGGTGACGCCGAACGGAATTGCAAGGGCCGCCAAAGTCTCCAACTCTGGAACCGACCCGCCGCGGAGGATCCGGCTGATAGTGGGCTGCGGAACCCCAGTGTCGCGTGAAAGCTTGCTCTGCCCGCGCTCCCCATAGTTGGGGTGAGCAAGAAGCAGTTCCCTCAATCGATCGCCGACGTTTTTCATGGCGAGACTATGCGTCAATGAATAGGCCATATCAACAATCCACTCAATCGCGCATTGACAAGTAGTCATTCGCGTATAGAATGCCCGGATGGACATGCCAACTACCGCTTCGGCGCTTCTCAGCGACATCAAGACCAAACGTGGTTTGAGCGAAGTCGCACTCGCGCGTCGCCTTAAGATTTCCCAGCCGACAGTCAATCGAATCCTACGAGGGAAATCAGACTGCAAGAGCAGCACGTTCGTAGCGATCCAGGGGTGGTGGAGCGAGCTTGCTCAGCAAAAGGAGACCGCATGAAGCGCCTGTACGCACGTCTGGTTCTCTGGTTGATCGGGCCGGCGCTCGAGGATATCGAGCGCCGGATGGTCGAGCGAGTTGAGCGTGAGGCCGTGATGCGCGCGGACGGCGACATGGCCTTGCGTTCCCGCTTTGACTCGATCTATTGGCGAATTACCACTGACCGAGACCAAGGTGCAATTGGGCCGTCGTTCGTCCAGGCTCGAAAACGAAGCGACGCTTGAGGACGACAAGGTCCGCATTGATGCCGTCGACGACAAACGAAACATTGTCGCCAATAGTTGGGACGGCAGTTACCAGGTAGTCGGAAAAATCTAGTTTGACGAGCCCGGGGTGTTTAGCGGCTGCTTCAGCAGTGTAGGTCACTTCAATAATGGATTCTTGAAATGCTTCCATGAGGGTTCCCCGTATCGGAATGGATGTGTGAGAACTGCCAATTCTACAGATAGGGCCGGAACCCTCGCCTTAATCCGATGTGCATCGAGATTCGATGCTTGAAGTTTAGAAAATTCGACCTTCAAGGTCATTCAATCAGTTTTGAACGGAGTTGAGTTGCTATGAGCACGATTGAGATCATCCGGAGGCCGAGCATCGAACGGGCGTTCCGGGAAGCGCTGAGCGATCCGCGCAGCCGCGGGCCGGTGGCGGATGCGCTCGGCTGGGACGATTCGCAGGTGAGCCGTTTCCTTTCGGGGAATCTCGGTGTTCCGATCAACAAGATCGACGTGGGGCTGAATGCACTGGAACTGCGCGTTGTTTCACGGGAGTACCTGGACGGGCTGTCGACGATGAGCAAGGTGGGTGTGAACTGCCATTGTGCGCGGGAAGGGTTCGGGGAGTGCGGCGGCCGATTCTGATGTAAGCGACTGGCCCCGCCAAAAGCGTTTTCGACGGAGAGCGCTTCTGTCAGGGCTTAGCAATCCTAAAAATTTAAAACTTATGGAAGCGAAACAGACCAACCAAACCGCCGATGTGCGACAGCAGTATCCGGTTCTGACCGACGAGCTGAAGCGCATCGTGCGCGACACCAACCAACATCCGACTTATCCGCGTAAGTGCTTGCGCGCCATCTTCTCGGCACGATTGATCGGCGAGTCCTCATGGCGGATCTCATTCGCGCTGACCATCACGGCAGTGAATGACTTCCCACCGTCGTTGATGACCTTCTGCGGAATGGCCGGAATCGTGATCGGCGGTTCGCCCGCGGCGACCAGTTGTCGGTTCAGCTCGCGAGCGTTGATTACCCGCCCACGTCCATCGATCACCAAGTTCTTGCCGGTTTCCGGATCCTTGTAGAACAGCACCGGCTCGCGCACACCGATCGCACGGTAGTTCAGTACCGTCTTCGGGTTCGGCTCTTGATGCACGCGACGGTCGTACAGCGGGTGCGAAGGGTCGACAACGAGCTCGAGGTCATTCGGGTCCATCGCGAGCGCAGTTACCTTGCTCTTCGCGCCATATGCTTCAACGGAGCTTTTTGCCACGTTTCCTCCAGGAGAGATTCAGGCCGCCAACGCGTCGGGCGGCGGATTGCGGTCCGCAAAATCGGGATCGCCTGGTGATCGGGTTGATCCGTCCGCGCGGTGCCAGCAGTACAGCGAACCTCGCCGATGCCAGAACCAGTAACCGGCGCACGTGCACGCCATCAGGCGCGTATTGCGCTTCTGCATCCACGCATCAACTCGGAAATCGCGCCGGCCGCAGACGTTGCATTGCGGCTGCCGTACGTACTCGTCAGGACGCTTCTTCAGCACCCGACGCGTCTCGCAGTGCCGGCAGCGGCAATGGAAGCGAGCCATTTCAGTGACCGCACGGCACCGAGCCGTCGAGGGACTCGACTGCGCCGCACGACATGCTCGACGTCGGACATACGGAAGAAACCGTCGCCATCCACTTCGGCGTCGAGGTGCCAACTGTCCGCCAGCAACTGAAGCTGCTCGATTGCACGGCTGCGGTGCGTGATGCGCTCGAAGCGGACCAGATCACCGTGTCGAATGCACTGAAGCTCGCGAAGCTGGCGCCGGAGCAGCAGCGCGAGAAGGTGAGGGCGGTCATCGCTGCAGCTGACGGCAAGGAGGGACACGAGCGCTCGCGCGCGCAGAAGGCGGCGCTGACGGGCGATGCCGCTCCGCGCATGCGTACTCGCAAGCAGATCGCGGCCGAATTGACGAACGCCACTGGTGAGCGTGCAGAGGCTCTGCGGTGGGTTCTCAACCTGGCAGATAGTGAGCCGGGCGCGGAAGAGGCCGATCCGCGTCAGTTGTCGATCGACGAGGCTGCATGAGCATCAAGGTCCAAACGATGGTGTGGGACCGCTATCCGGGCGAGGACCATGGCGTTCCGCACGGCCTGTTTCACACGGCTCTGCCGCTCAAGTACACCGGCAAGCCCTACGAGGGGATCAACGAAGGTCGCTTCTCGAAGCGTTCGCGGCAAATTCAAGAGCGAATCGCGGCACAGATCGAGAGGGAACAGCGACTGGCCGAATCGGCTGCGTGGGCCGGGAAGGCAATTCGCGCGATGGTGGACGCCGGGCGAGCAGCAGCATGAAGCGATCCGGATTCAAGCCGCGCACGAAACCGATGTCGCGAGGGTCATGGTCCCGGAAAAGCTCGCCGCTGCCGGAACAAGCGCCGCGAAAGGCCGCAATGAAGCGCCGAGTTCAGCGGGCGACGGTTGCCGAAGGCTCGAAGTATCTCGCAGCTTGCCGCGGCGAGCCCTGCTATCTGCGCGTGCCTGGTCTCTGCCGACTGAATCCGATGGACGACACGGTGGTGCCATGCCATTCGAACCAAGGGCGACACGGCAAGGCTGGTGGTCTGAAGGCAAAAAACGAATTCACGGTTCCCGGATGTGGCGCTTGTCACGCGTGGATCGACCAGAACCGCGTGGGCACGCCGAGGCAGATCAAGTTCGATGCCTGGGATCGGGCATACGAGGAATGGGCGCCGGTACGGGCCCGAAAGATGGGAGAAGCAAATTGCCAGTGAGGATGTGGGTTCATATCCCGACTGGGATGAGTAGCACACCACGCAAGCGCGGCATGGGGGCGATGATCGTCACGGAGATCACACGAAAGATCGACGCGACGGTGTTTCGGCTGGCGCGCATTCCGACCGTGAAGAGACAGTTGGTGGCGGCAGTCGAGGCGGACGTGTTCATTCCGGAAATGTACCGGGCGCAGATCGCGAAGAGTGACCCTCGTTGGGTCGCTCCGGGTGTGTTCCGCACGAAGGTCTATTGGATCGACAACCAGAAGTCGCGTGTGCTCGGGCAGTTCCTTGCCGGCGGTGCGCACGTAATGGATCTGAGGGACGAGGGATGAGCGCAGCCGCATGCATTTTGTACAGCGACGTGCCCGAGAGGTTGCTCATCTCGGCGATTCGCCATTTTGACTGGGTGACCGGCGCAGATCTCATCGCGTTCGACGAATGCCCGTTCTCAGGGGAGGTCGACGAGACGGAGCACGGTACGCAAATCTCGTTTCCGTGGCCTCGCAACCGGACGATGCGCCATGCGATAGGCGACTGGCTCACGCACTACGGCATCAATTTCACGGTCGTCATGTAACGACAAACAAGCCGCCTCTCAAGCAAATCGAAAACAGGAACAACATGACGATCGACGAAAGCAACCAGATGGAAGCGCTGCTTGACGAATGGTACGACTGGCAGGCAGGGTATGTGCCGAGCCTTGGCTATGGGCGCGTCGATCCGTCGTGCCGCGGTTTCTCCGAATCCGAGCGTACGCTTACTGCCGACGAGCGGGCGGAAGAGGCAGACCGGAAGGCGGCGAAGAAGCGGGCGGAACAGGTCGACGTGTGCGTTGACGCTCTGACGTGGCAGGAGCGCGCCGCAATCCAGCGACACATGAAGGTAAAGCGAATCGGCGAAATGAACGAGGTGTGCGGCGCAAACGTCTGGAGAAATGCCCGGGAGTTCAATATGTCAGACGTGCACGCGAATTATCAGTCCGCGAAGAATTCGCTGTATCCGCGCGTGAAAGCGCGTGGGCTATTGAAGGAGCCTCATCCGGCATAGATCGAGTAGAGCGGGCCTGACGTATCCGCCCCCGCCCCCTCATCAGGGACCGGGATCCGCACGAAGTCAACATTAATCGTAGCCGTTGGCACACGGCCGCTTTCAAACTTACGTTTGACATGCGAGCGATTCGGCCGTAGACGCTTCGAGGCTCTTACATGCTTTCGGGATAAAGACCGTGTCATTGGTTCGTAAACAGAGATAATTATCGTTCGCAAATGAAAATATTCTTCAATCGCTCGCATAGCTTTAAGTCATACTAAGACCTGTACCTGCTTGCCTCCAGCGTCTCTGTTTGGTGGTGAGTGAAGTGAACCGGGGAAACCGATAGCCGACCTTCGAGGTGACCGCCTTGGAAAAGTCCAATGTCGTGTCTAAATTCGGTGGATCAATACCTTCCTTGCGGGCTTTGCCGGCCACTTTGGAGCGACCGGCGGCCGGCGGCGCAGCATCGAACGACGCCACGTTTTCGCTACTCACAGGTGCACAGCCGAGGCTAGACATCTCGTCGCCTCAAGGCTCACCTTGGAGCTGTGGCGCCCTATTGAACTTTGTACGTCAAAACCAACTTGTTAGCGTCGGTACAGCGTTCTTGATCGAGCCCGACGTGCTTCTTACCGCTAAGCACTGCATTTCCGATAGTGAGCCGTACGACGCCGTGGGCGTGTGGATTGCCTACGACGCAAGATATAACAACGCGGTCCCGCCCATTGGTATCTCGGCCTTTGCGTTACATGCGACATTGGACATTGCTGTATTCATACTGCAGTCTTCATGTGGCTGCTCGATTGCAATGGGCGACGCTCCGACGCAGCAAGGTGCGCAGCTAAGTCTTTCGGGGTACGCAATGCCATATGACGATGGCTCCGTGCGGTATAGCTCGGGCAGCGGGAGTCTTGTGAGTTCGACTGGAATATCGCTCGCGTATTACATCAATACGCGCCCTGGCGATAGCGGTGCCCCCGTGTTCTACGCATCAGCCGGAACAACAACCGCAGTGGCCGTGCATACTGAATCAACAAATGGTCTTGAACTAGGAAACAGTGGCGTTGCACTGTCGTCAGCAGTGCGAGGAGACATCGCAACACTGATTGACTTCGCTCGGAGCCAAGTGCGATGAAAAACTATTCTCGTTACATTCTGTGCCTTTTGATTCTACCTTTCCTTGTCGCATGCGCTGAAGGGATGCCCGGTTTTCGACCTTTAACTTACGCCGACTCTGCAGAAGCCCGAATTATTGTGAGTGGATCAAACTGCATGCATACCCCAAGAGGACAGGAACTTGCTCCCCTTGTCGCTGCTTTTGTAACCGGAGCTGCTTCCAAGCTTCTCGAGAATTTCGGTACCGCGCTTTCCGATGCGGCGAAAGGCGGGGCACTTCCGCCCAGTACGTCGACCGCCAACTTTCAGGTTCTTCCAGGTCAAATACCGAAATGCATTGTAGTGATCCGCGGCACGTTCTCGGCACATGGCAGCAAAGCGAAAAAATTGGAACTCGACCGGGTATTGTGGACCCAAACTGACCAAAACGCGGCCGATATGAGTGCTACGCTAGCAAAGCTTGATCCCCCCGATATTTACTCGATGGACCATTTCATCGAGCTCCAGCTTGTCGCGTCCAAGAATGGAAAAGCGATGACATTCGCTCCAGTATTCGCGTGGATCGGCCGCTCGATAGGAGGCGACAAACGGGGCAACCGGGACTTCTCGATTTCTTTGAAGTTTAATCGGCCGGGCGCGGACGCAACTGGCGGGGTCGTCGTTTTGTCCGACATGCAAATCGGAGAGTCACGCACGTTTGCTCCAGACTCCCAATCCAGGTATGTTCATGAGTCACCTTGGTTCCTAAGCTTTCATCAGGCCGGCAGCGGTCTTGCAGAAAACCAGTCGAAACAGCCAACAGGAGTCTCACCGTCCTCGACGCTAAGTGGCGGGCACGTCGCGCCCATTGATAGTACGCCGGTACATGTCGCCGGCAATGCTGCTCCTGCAAGCGACGCGGTAGTTGGTGGTGGGGGGGCCGGAAGTGGTGGTAGCGGTGGAAAAAATGGCGGGCAGATATTACAACCCAGTTCCGGGAATGTAGACGTCCAGGCTAAAGATCCAGCCGCAGTGCCCGTTACAGCCACCGCTACCGTAGTCGAGACACGTCCAGAGCGAGGTGGTCTCGCATTCATCGCAGCGGTGTTCACTGGGGTCGAGCCGAAACTCAATTCAGCCGTGACAAATATGGTGGACACTAGCTCACGTAGGCAAGCTCAATTCACCTCAGAAACGTCGACCCTTGAAGCCAATGCAACATACTCTGACGCTCAGGGCAAGGCGTGGGCCGCAGTGATTGCGTATTGCGGCACTGCTTCCAAGGCAACTGATGCCGCCGGGCGATCCGATCGCGTTACAAAGTCAAGTGCAGCAAGATCCGCACAATTTAAAGCTAATGACGCGGCATTGAAAGCGGGTGTTCCGCCCCCCTTTGGGCAGCTCATTGAGATTACCGATGCGGTCGATGGCGGGACGAATGCGGCTTACTGCTCCAACCTCCAATGAGACGCCTCACGCCGGCTTCGCGATGCGAAAGTGGAATGGCGAATGGGGCGATGCATCGTCGGCTCGCAAACTACCGAGCGCCGAGAGAAGCCGACACCAAGATCGGACCCACACCACGCTACGAGATTTTCGTTCACGGCTGAACCGAGTGGGTCCATCTGCCGTTGTCGCTTTGGTCCGGCACGGAGTTATACGCACAAGGTACTTGTAAACCTCGTTGTGTTTCGCTATATTGACGACGTCGGGCGCGAGGTGCGCCCAAAACGAAGCCCGCCCGGTTAGCCGCGCGGGCTTTTTCGTTTACGTGCGCAAATCGCCATGAGGTGGGTCTATGCCGATACGACCGCTGAAACCGTGTAAGCATCGGGGATGCGGTGCGCTAGTCGCTGACGGCAAGACGCACTGCGATCGACACGCGCATGAGGCCGTCAAGTGGAAGCCCGACGCCGTTCGAGGCAATCGCCATGCGCGCGGATACGGAAGCGCGTGGGAGCGGATCAGGTTGCGGATTCTACGCCGCGACAGCGGCCTATGTCAGCCCTGTTTGCAAGCAGGGCGCCTGACGCGCGCCACTGCGGTTGACCATGTCATTTCGAAGGCACGGGGAGGCACCGACCGCGACGAGAACCTGCAAGCGATCTGCCGTGACTGTCACGCGACGAAGACGGCGCGCGAGCGGTTGCGATGACGAGGGGCTATGTCACGGTAGCCGGGTCGAAGGCGCAATCGCCGTACTACGTCGTGTCGCGCGTCAGTGGTGGGCGCGATATGGCACTGGGCGGAGCGACCGGCGGCAAGTCGGGCATGTATCAGATCGACGTGTACGCGAGCACCTATACGGAGGCCGATGCGATCGCCGATCAGGTGATCGACAGGGCGTCGTCGAGCGGGAAGTTCGCCGTTGGTGGCATCAGTGAGTTGCCCGACGACTTTTCGAGCGATACCGGAGATTTCCGGGTGAGCCTCGAAATATCCGTGCAGTTCTGATCGATTCAATTTCTGTTTGGCCCGCGAGTGCGGGCTTTTTTCATTTTGAGGGGCTTATGGCCGAGAAGAGCAAGCGCATCAAGGCGCAAGGTACGAAGGTCGAGATCTCGAAAACGTCGTCGGCGAACCTCGACGACGACAAGCTCGTTTTCGTCGATCTCAACACGACGAGCAAGACGATCAACTGGCAAGGCGGGCAGTCGTCGGAGATCGACGCGACGACGCTCGCCAGCGATGAAAAGGAATCCGAGCTCGGCTTGCCGGACCCGGGCGAGTTTTCGGTGGATGGCAACTATTCGTCGGACGATGCTGGCCAGCTGATTCTTCGCGGCGCGCGCGGCACGGGTGACAAGTATGTGTTCCGTGTGACGTTCCGCGACAAGTCGCAATTCTTGTTCGTCGGCATGGTGCGCCAGTACACCTGGTCGGCTGGCGTCGACGGCATTGTGACGTCGACCTACAGCGTCCGTGTCAGCGGCTCGCCGAAGGAAGTGCCGCCGCCGGCCGCGCCGGCGGGTTAAGCGATCTGAAAAACGTGAGGAAAAAGTGATGACAAAAACTCCGACGGTCGCCGGCGCGCTGCGCGCCGCGATTCTCAACCCGCTCGCCGGCTGGCGGCATGAGCTGGTCCCGATGCCGGAATGGGGCGACGTGACGGTCGCGGTGCGCGAACCGCTGCTCGAAGACCGCGCATTCTGGCTCGAGCCGCTTCGCATTGCTGCCGGCGTCGAGCCGGGCGACGACGAAGAAGCAGCCCGGGCCAAGTACGCGGCGGTCCGCCCGGACGAGCATGTGCTCGCCTCGGCGCGTCTGTTCGTTCGCGTGCTCTATGTCGAGACGTCGGCTGGGTGGCGCCGTGAATTCGATGACAGTGACGCGCGCGAGGTCGCGTCGGCATTTGGTGCCGCGCACGAGCGCATCGTCAGTACGGCGCTCGTGCTCGGCAACATGAAGGCTGACGCGGAGGAAGATGCAAAAAAAGCCTCCGCCGAAACCCCGATCTCCGACTTGAACTGACGCTGGCGCTGCGGCTCGGCAGGACGCTTGCCGAGCTGCGCGCGGACATGTCGACCGCGGAGTTCGCCTTGTGGCAGGCGTTCGATGCCGAGTCGCCGATCGCCGATGATCGTTACGACCTTCATGCCGCGATGGTCGCGTCGGCGGTGTTTCAGGCGCAGGGTGCGAAGGTGAAGGTGGCCGACATGATGCCGAACTGGTCGGGCGAATCGCCCGAGGTTCAGGAGGTTGCCGACGATCCTTTCTTCGCAGGCCTAATGAGGTTGGTAAAGTAGGCGGATAGGAAATATGGGAACGATTCTCCGCGAGCTGATCGTCAGCGTCACCGCGAACACGACCGAGCACGATCGGAAGATGCGCGGTCTGGCGTCGACCGCCAGCGGCTACTTCAACGCGGTCCGCGACGGAGGGCGGGCTGCTGACGCGGTGTTCGCGTCCAACGCGTCGAGTGTGCAGGTGACGGTGCGCGCGATCGAGGCCGCTCGCGGCTCGCTCACGGCATACGCGCAGGCTGCTGCTGCAGCGTTCGGCGTGCACCAACTGATCGAGTATGCCGACGAATGATGGCGAGCGCCGAGTTCGTGAAGAAGCTCACGCAGATGGTGCAAGGGCTGATCGCGGTCGAAAGTCGTCAGGGTGGCGCGCTCTGGAAACTGAAGAATGGGATGGGGTGATGACCGACACGTTTAACTGGTCGCCGACGGTTGAGGGGTTCGGTGGCGATACGACGCTGCGTGTGCGAAAGGCTGGTTTCGGCGATGGGTACACGCAGCGCTCGACCGACGGCCTAAACAACCGACAGACGCCGTACAACCTTCGATTCGTGGGGAAGGCCGAGAAGATCTCGGCAATCCTCGAGTTCCTCGATAAGCATGCCGGCGCGGTGTCATTTTTCTGGACACCGCCGCTTAGGCCGCAGGGGCTATTCGTGTGTGAGAAGTACACGGAGCCGGTAAAAAACGGCAATGTGTACACGATCACGGCGCAGTTTGAACAGACATTCGCGCCATAGAGGGAAATATGTCAGTACTTCAAAAAGCAAATCTCGGCGTGGCGCCGAGCGGTGCCGGTGGCGACGATCAACGTACCGCAAACATGCGGTTTAATGCGAACGTTGACGCAATTGCAGCTCGTGTTCCGCTGGAGTATTCGTATCTAGCTGATACCGCGACTCTCCTACCGTCCCATGCGGGCTTTCGCTTTGGATTGGCGATGCCAGGGCCGGGAAAGGTCGTGACCCTCCCGCTGGCTTCATCCGTTCCCGTGAATGGGTGCATTCATTTGTATAACGTCGGGCCGCCTGTACGCGTCGGTTTGCAAGGAAGTGATGGCACACAAATCACCTATCTCAATACGGGCGATTGGGCGAAATACGTAGGTGACGGCACGGCATGGTGGCATGTCGCCGAGCGCGGCCGGCTAATGTGGGACGAGACAGTTGGCGGGCATCTGACGGTAGGGAACGGGCTGAATATTAGCGGCGATGTATCGGCGACTGGCCGCGTCCGAACAGCGGGATTGACCGTCGATGGTGGGGCAATTGTCGGCGGTGGGGTTTCCACGAGCGGCCCCATTACGATGACGCAGGGTCTTTCGGCCGGTCAAACGCGCGTCTACAACAACCCTGGTGAATACAATGTTGTGTTGCAGGCAGGTGCACCCGGAAAAGAGATGTGGGCAGTATTTGACCCGAACGGCTACCTCATTCTTCCGCAACGGCCGAGGTGGCTGAATGGTCTGATTCCTTGGGACAACGATAATCTCAAGAATCCGATGACGCTGGACGGCGAGCAAACGGTTTCGGGTATCAAACGCTTCACGGCCGCAACCTCCTTTAGTGCGAATACGTACTATGCAAAGCAAGTAACGATCAACGCGAGTGCGCCCGACGGACTCTGGTCGAATGCACCATTGGTAATTGCTGGCTATCCCGGCGTTGGCTCGATCGGGATCGGAAGTAATAACGGGGCAATCAACCTGAGATGCTCGGCCAACAGTGGAACACTGGACGTGGTGTCCTACACGTCTGCCGCGTTTGCTCCGGTCTCGGCGTCAGCATTCAATGTCAACTCGGATGTAGCAATCAAGGCCGAGGTTGAAACGATTGAGAACGCGATGGAGAAGCTCAAGCGGCTACGTGGCGTGACGTACGTCATGAAGTCGGACGAAACTCACGCGCGGCAGTTGGGGGTCATCGCGCAGGAGGTCGCGAAAGAGTTTCCGGAAGCTGTCACCGAAACGAGCATGTATATCGATGAATCCGGTGTGATGGTTACGGAAGGAGGCCGGCCTATGCTCGCGGTCAACTATTCGGCACTGATCGGACCATTGCTTCAGGCATTCATCGAACTGGAGGCGCGAGTGTCGGCGCTTGAGGGGTGATTCGCATATGGGGATCAATTCCGATATTCAGCAGCTGGAACCGGGGCATCGTATCGAGCTGTTCGAGGTCAACTGCACGGAGATTGGCGGAGACGCGTTGCGCTTCCACGGGCATCTGCAGTCGACGTCGATCGTATGGCAGGGCCTGGAATACAAACCGTGGCCGATCCAGGCGGCCGGCTTCGAGCGGACATCGGACGCGCGGCAGCCCGCGCCGACTCTGACGGTAGGCGATATCAACGGCACGATCACCGCACTGTGTGTCGCGCTCGATGATCTAGTCGGCGCGAAGGTGATCCGCCGGCGCACGCTGACGAAGTACCTCGACGCGTTGAATTTCCCGAACGGCAACCCGACAGCAGACCCGAATGAGCAATGGCCGCCCGAGCAGTGGCGTATCGAGCAGAAAAGCGACGAGCAGCCCGGCGTGCAGGTGGAATTCACGCTGTCGTCGCCGCTCGATTTCGGTGGGCAGCAGGTGCCGGCGCGACAGATTGTCGGCATGTGCCAGTGGCGCTATCGCGGGCCCGTATGCGGATATGCCGGCGTGGCGTTCTTCGACAAGAACGACAGGCCGGTGAGCGATCCGGCGCTCGACCGCTGCAGCCAGAAAGTCAGCGGATGCGAATGCCGGTACGGCGTGAACAACCCGCTGCCGTACGGCGGATTTTTGTGCGACACCCTCGCGTAGACCTTCGATCAACCTCTCTTCATGGACCCGCCACCCGGCGGGTTTTTTTATGGACGAACGAATCAAGCAGGCGATCGCGGAGCACGCGCTCGCCGAGTACCCGCGCGAGTGCTGCGGGCTCATCGTCGGCACGGCGGCCGGCGACGTGTACGTGCCCGGCCGCAACGTCGCGGCCGTGCCCACTGAGCAATTCGGGCTCGCGGCCGAAGATTACGCGGATGCGGAGGACATGGGCGAAATCCTCGCGTTCGTGCACTCACATCCGAACGGACGGGCACAGCCGAGCATGGCGGACCGCACAGTATGCGAGCGATCCGGCATCCCGCTGTGGGTGATCGTCTCGCTTGGCGTGCAGGCCGACGGCGCGATCGGTGTCGACGACTGGTGCGAGTTCGGCCCGAGCGGATACGTTGCGCCGCTCTATGGCCGGGAGTTCCTGCACGGCGTGCTGGACTGCTATTCGCTGGTGCGCGATTGGTACCTCGCCGAGCGTGGCGTCGTACTGCCGGATTTCGAGCGTGAAGATGGTTGGTGGGACGACGGTCGCTCCAATCTGTATATCGCGCACTACCAGGATGCCGGCTTTCTCGACGTCGGGGTCGACGTACAGCTCGAGCCGGGTGACGTACTGCTGATGCAGATCCGAAGCAAGAACGGCGTGCCGAATCATGCGGGCGTGTATCTCGGCGACGGTATGTTCGGGCATCACGTGCACGGGCGACTGTCGTGCCGCGCGGTGTGGGGCTCGATGTGGCGCGACAGCTGTACGACGGTGTTGAGGCACATCGGGGGCGCGAAGTGATGGAAAAGCTGCGCGAGGTGAGGCTATACGGGATCGCGGGCGCGCGGTTCGGTCGGGTGCATCGCCTGGCCGTCTCGTCGACCGCGGAGGCGGTGCGCGCGCTTTCGGTGCTGATCCCGGGCTTCCAGAAGTTCCTGCTCGACGCGCGCGACAACGGGTTGACGTTTGCGGTGTTCAACGGCCGCCGAAACCTGAGCGAAGACGATCTGGGGGCGCCGGTCGGCGGCGAAGCGATCCGGATTGCGCCGGTGATCATTGGCAGCAAGAGCGGTGGTCTGTTCCAGACGATTCTCGGTGCGGCGCTGGCCGTGGCTGGCTTCGTGTTCAGTCAGCCGACGCTGATCGGCCTGGGCGTGTCAATGGCGCTCGGTGGCATCACGCAGATGCTGAGCCCGCAGCAGGCCGGGCTCGCCGGTGCTGCCGACAACGGCACGTCGTACTACTTCAACGGAGCAGTGAATAGCGCCGCTGAAGGCGAGCCGGTGCCACCCGTCTATGGCGAGATGGTCGTCGGTTCGAAAGTCGGTAGTTCTGGCATCTACACAGAGGATCAGGTGTGAAAAAGGTCTATGCGGAATCGGGGCTGAAGCGCATCGGCGGGGCGAAGGGAGGCGGTGGCGGCGGTAGTGGCGGCGGTGAATCTCCGGACAATCTGCACTCGATCGCGCGCGCGAAGGTGCTGGACATCATTTCCGAAGGCCCGATCGTCGGTCTGGTGAGAGGCATGCAGTCGGTGTTCCTTGACGGCACGCCGATCCAGAATTCCGACGGGTCGGTCAACTTCCAGAATTACAGCGTCGACGTTCGCACGGGCACGCTCGACCAGGAATTCATGCCGGGCTTTCCGGCGGTCGAGCGCGAATCGGCCGTAGGCGTGCCGCTGACTTCCGATGCACCGTGGGTGCGCCAGGTGCAAAACACGCAGCTGTCGGCAGTCCGTGTTCGCTTCGGCGTGCCGGCGCTGCAAAAGAGCGATCCGGCGACCGGCGTGTTCGGCTATCGCGTGGAGTATGCGATCGATCTGTCGGTCGACGGAGGCTCGTACGCACAGGTGCTGTCGTCGGCATTCGATGGCAAAACGACGTCGCTTTACGAGCGCTCGCACCGGATCGAGTTGCCGCGTGCGACAACCGGCTGGTTGGTCCGCGTGCGCCGCATCACGCCGAACGCACACAGTTCGCTGATCGCGGACACGGTGAATATCGAAGCGATCACTGAGGTGATCGACCGCAAGCTGCGGTATCCGATGACGGCGCTCGTCGGCATGACGTTCGACGCGCGATCGTTCTCGCAGGTGCCGGTGCGGTCGTACCACATTCGCGGCCTGATCGTTCGGGTGCCGTCGAACTACGATCCCGAGACGCGCACGTATTCGGGGGCATGGAACGGGACGTTCAAACCGGCGTGGACGAACAACCCAGCGTGGATTTTCTACGACCTGCTGCTGAACGATCGCTACGGGCTTGGCAAGACGGTCGACGCGTCGATGATCGATAAGTGGGGGCTGTACGAGATCGCGCGCTATTGCGACGTCATGGTGTCGGATGGGCGGGGCGGAGTCGAGCCGCGCTTCACGTGCAATTGCGTGATCCAGTCGGCGGCCGACGCGTACAAGGTTCTGCAGGATATCGCCAGCGTGTTCCGTGGCATTTCGTACTGGGGGCCGGGCGCGGTGGTCGCGTCTGCGGACATGCCGTCCGATCCGGTCTACGTGTACACCGCGGCGAACGTGATCGACGGTGCGTTCCGGTACGTGGGTAGCGAGCGCAAGACGCGATACACGGTCGCGCTTGTGAGCTACAACGATCCGTCGAACCAGTACAAACAGGCGGTCGAGTATGTGCCGGACGACGACGGCATCGCGCGGTACGGCGTCATCAAGACGCAGGTAACGGCGTTCGGTTGCACGTCACAGGCGCAAGCGCACCGGCTCGGTAGGTGGCTTCTCCTGACGTCGCGCTACGAGTCGGGCACGGTGTCGTTCAAGGTCGGGATGGATGGCGTGCTGGTCGGCCCGGGGCAGGTGATCGCGATCGCCGATCCGCGAAAGGCTGGCCGACGCATCGGCGGGCGCATTCGAGCGGCGGCCGGCAACGTCGTCACGCTCGACAAGGCGCCTACCGTGGCGCCAGGCGATCGCTTCACGGCGATTCTGCCGACAGGTGTCGCGCAGTACCGTGCCGTGAAGTCCGTCAACGGCGACGTGCTCACGCTGGCCGATCGCTTCGACGCGGATCCCGTGCCCGGTGCGGTGTGGATGCTGGAAAACGCGGAGGTCGCGGCGCAGCTCTATCGCGTCGTGAGCGTTCAGGAAGGCGACGACGACGGACGCATCGAGTACACGATCACGGCGACGATGCACGAGCCGGGGAAGTACGCGGCAATCGACGACGGCGCACAGATTCAGCAGCGGCCGGTGACGGTCGTGCCGCCGTCTGTGCAGGCGCCGCCGGCCAACGTTGGGATTACCACGTATTCGGCGGTCGACCAGGGCATTTCGAAAACGACGATGGTCATCGCGTGGGATGCCGCGAATAACGCTGTGACATACCTGCCGGAGTGGCGGAAGGATAACGGCGAGTGGGTGAGCGTGCCGCGTACTGGCGGGCTGCAAGTCGAGGTGCCCGGGATTTATCAGGGGCGGTACGTTGCGCGCGTGCGTGCGCAAAACGTGATGAACGTCACGTCGCTTCCGGCCACCAGTGTGGAAACGCAACTGAAGGGAAAGACGAGCCTTCCGCCGGCGGTCGTGTCGCTCAAAGCGGCGGGCGTGGTCTACGGCATCAACCTCGACTGGGCGTTTCCCGGCGATGGTACTGCCGGCGACACGCAACGCACGGAACTCTGGTACAGCCGCACGCCGAACCGTGCCGACGCGATCAAGCTGTCGGATTACGCGTTCCCGCAAGCGTCGACGTCCATGCAGGGGCTCGCGGTCGGCCAGGTGTTCTATTTCTGGGCGCGGCTCGTCGACACGACTGGGAATATCGGCCCGTGGTTTCCGGCGAATGGTTCTGGTGTGCAGGGTCAGCCGTCGACGAACCAAAGCGAGTACGAGAAATATTTTGCTGGCCAGATCTCGCACTCGGCACTCGGCGAGGACCTGAAAAAGCCGATCGACGCGATTCCCGGGATTCAGCAGGGCGTTACGGATAACGCAACAGCGATCGCGAAGGAGGTGAAGGATCGCACTGATGCGATCACGAAAGAGGCGAAGGATCGAGCCGACGCGGTGGCCGAAGAAGCGCGCCAGCGTGGTGCGGCTGTGGCGTCCGAGCAGCAGGCGCGGCAGTCGGCCGATAGTTCGCTCGGGCAGCGGATCGATACGGTGACGGCGAGCGTCGGAGACGCGGCGGCCGCAGTGAAGCGAGAGGAAGCTGCGCGTATCGATGCGGACGGTGCTCTTGGCAAGCGCGTCGACACAGTCGTCGTGAAGGTTGGCGAAGCAACGACGTCGATTCAATCGGAAGTACAAGCGCGTCAGGATGGCGACGGCGCGCTCGGGAAGCGAATCGACGCTGTAAGTGTCGCTGTTGGGGAGAACAAGGCGGACATTATCACCGAGCAGCAGGTTCGCCAAAAGGCGGACTCCGCACTGGCCAGCCGCATTGACTCCGTGTCGGCACAGATCAATGTTCCGATGGCAGGTGACAGCGGCCAGGCGGCCGGATCGACGCAGGTAATGGCCGGCGTCTATTCGGAGCAATCGGCGCGTGCCGAGGCCGATATGGCGCTGGGTCAGCGGCTCGACACTGTTTCCGCGCAGATGCAGGTAGGGCAGGCGTCGTTGCGTGCGGACATTCGTACGGAGTCGAAAGCGCGTGTGGATGCGATCAGCGCGCAGGCCGAGCAGATCACGACGATACGCGCGCAGGCCAACGAGAGCGCCGCGGCAGTCCAGACGGTTGCGCAGTCATACGCGGATCTGAATGGGCGCGTTTCGGCGTCGTACCAGATCAAGACGCAGATAACGTCGGACGGTCGCACGTACATCGCTGGCATCGGCATCGGCATCAACAACGACAGCGGCATTGTCGAGTCGCAGGTGTTGGTGTCGGCGCAGCGCTTCGCGGTAGTCGACCCGAACAACGGCGGATCGTCGATCGTGCCGTTCGTGGTGCAGGGCGGGCAGGTGTTCTTGCGTCAGGCGCTCATCGGTGCTGGCTGGATCACGAACGCGATGATCGGCAGCTATATCCAGTCCGACAACTATGTTGCGGGAAAGCAGGGCTGGCGGCTCGATAAGAGCGGCTGGTTCGAGATCAACGCGTCCAACGGCAGCGGAAATCGACTGGTCCTCGACGGTAGCAGCGTGCGTGTTTATGACGGCAACGGCGTACTGCGCGTGCGCATGGGGATGTGGTGATGACGGCAGGGCTTCAGATTTTCGATGGCGCCGGTCGGCCGATTCTGGATGCGCACTCGCGCGCGGGGCGGGTTGTGGGGATCGTGCACACGGGTGGCAATGACGGGGGCGTTGCGGCCGATATGTCCGGCGGGGAACCGTTTTGGGCATTCATGCCTGATCAGATTTTTTACCGCGTGTCTGGCGCGGAGCCGTCCCCAGTTTTGTCTATCGACAGGTCGGGCGTGACCTGGCGCTATAGCGGTAATGCCAGTGGATCGAACGCGTACGTGAAGGTTCCGGGTTGGATTGTCTTTGGAGTGTATTGATGCCGGCGGGATTTCAAGCATTTACTGATACTGGCGTGTATCAGATAGACGGATCAACTCCGAACTATCAAATGGTGCGGGCGATGTCGGCGAATTCGGCGAACGGGGTGCTGCACCTGGCGCTAAACGATGCCGGTAAGCCGTTCTACACAACGTTGCCGAACGTGTCGTTCTCGTTCAACTCGACTGCTGGACCTATGTATGGCGTGTATGCGGCCGATGGCGTCGGGGTCACAGTATGGCGTACAGACCGAAGCGGCAACGCCTACACGCTGACGTTTATCACCGAGCGGCCATGCACTGTCTTCTTTTTTCTGTTTGATCGTGTGCCGCCGGCGGCCGGAAATTTTGGTCTGCAGGTATTCAACGAGAGGGGTGACCTGATCGCAGATTCGTCCAGGCCATTTCTGCGCGTGCTCGATGTGATTTACAACGAGTATCTGCCGGGAACAGGGTGGGACACACTTGGAGCGCCGGGTGCGCCTTGGGATTCGCGGGCATACGGCGTGCCCGTCATCGTGTCCGGAATTTACCCGGTTCGTCAGGCTTGGAGCTACGACCCTGCCGGCGTCGAACTAAGTTCGATTCGAGTGAGCGGAAATACGGTGTCGTGGGGCACAACAATGTATGGAGGTGGACGAAAGCCGAACTGGTCAGGGTTTCGAGAGCAATGGCATTCGCGCTTCATGGTGCTGGATGCAACTGGGATTGTCTGATCGGCCGCCAAACATTGGCGGCCTTTTTCGTTACGGGGAATAGATGCGAGCGAGTCCAACAGAGGTGGCGAGCTACGTGGGGAGCGTTACAGCTGTGGCGTCATCGCTGACGCTGACTGACATTGGGGTGATCGTCGGTATTTTGACGGCGTTCGCAACGTTCGGACTCAATTTCTTTTTTATGTGGCGGAAAGATCGCCGGGAACAGCGCGAGTCGGATATGCGCATCATGGAGATGGAGAGGCACGATGGCTGAATTGCCGAAGAAGACGCTTGTTGGTGTTGTGGGGGCTGCTGCGGCAGCCCTTCTTTTTTCCGCCGTGCCGAAGTTCGAGGGCGAGGTGTTGGTCGCGGCGCCGGACCCTATCGGGATCGTTACCGGATGCTTCGGCGATACGAAAGACGTGACGCTTGGCCAGCGCTTCACGCACGACGAATGCATTGCTCGGCTTGAGCAGCGCCTTATCGAGCATGCAGAGCCGACGTTGAAATGCACGCCGGGTCTGAAAGGGCATCCGTATCAGCTCGCAGCGGGCGTGAGCTTTGCCTACAACGTCGGGACGGGCGCGTACTGCCACAGCACGACAGCAAAGCGATTCAACTCGGGAGACTGGAAGGGGGCATGCCGCGCGATGAATGAGTCGGACAGTGGCAAGCCGCAGTGGGTATATGGCGGTGGCCGCGTGCTGCCCGGGCTAGTGAAGCGACGCGCATTCGAGCGCTCGTTGTGCGAACGGGGGTTGTGATGCTGCTTGACCCTCGCTTCTGGTTGACCGCCATCGCAGCAGTCGTCATCGGTGCGGCAGGCGGCTATTGCAAGGGACATCGCGACGCTGATCAATCGTCCATCGTCGAGAATCAGGCGAAGCAAATCCGGGATCTCGTCGCTGAGCGCGACGAGAGCGACCAAATTGCTCGCAAGCAACAGGGAAATGCTGAAGATGCTTGGAAAAAACGTGACCTGGCGCGCGCTGATGCTGTCGCCGCTGCTACTGCTGCTGACGGCCTGCGCAAGCAGCTTGCCGCTTATGTCGACCGAGCTCGCCATACCACCTCTGCGACCGGAGGCCCGGCAGCCGGCGACGCCCTCGATCTGCTCGCCGACATGCTCGGCCGGGCTGATGCGAGAGCGGGAGAGTTGGCAGCGATCGCTGACGAGCGGGGTATCGCCGGCGAGCAGTGCGAGCGCGACTATGACGCATTGACGGCATCTGCACGCTAGCGCATGCCGGCGCGGGTCATCTCTTTTCGAAGCAGATGCATGAGGCGAAACAACTGGCCCTGCGCGCCGGCCAGATCGCCCTTGTTGGTGACGTTCTTGTCTGTATATTCATACCATTCCTCAATCCGCTCGAGCGATTTGCGAAGCGCGCGAATCTCAAGGATGAGCCAGCGCACCTGGAGGTCGGTGTACTCCCGCCACAGGGTGCGCAGTTCTGCATCCGTCGGGGCGTCGAACTCCGGCATCACGGCCTTGATTTTGAAGCGCGGATCCGTCAGTGGGACGCGGTTGCGATCGATTCTCGTGGTCTCTATCGGCCGGCAAGTACCCAGGAATGTCGATCTTGCGTCCTTATCTACCCAAAATTCAAATTCTTCCTTTGTGAGCTCGACAGGGGTCCTCAGACGATTCTTGTCGCCTTGGAACCCGTACTCCCAGATGTAAGCCCACTGCGGCTTGATCACGTCGCCACCACTGTATAAAAACACAGTATATTTCGCGATAAGCTATCCCCGTCAAGGTCATAAAAATGGGGACGGGCGATGTGTACAAACTATCGAGCGCCGCACGAGGACTACGAGATCCGGGAACTGCGGATCGAGCCGTTCAGCGACCTGTATCGGGACTTCCCATGGAAGCCCGAGATCTACCAGGACTACCTCGCGCCGATCGTTGCAAACGTCGACGGAAAGCTCAGACCATTGGCGGCCGGCTTCGGCTTCTGGCCGCGTGCGTTACAGAAGGCGAACATCGACAAGGCGAAGGAGCAGGGCCGGAAGCCCCCGATCTTGCGCAGCACGATGAACGTGCGCGACGACAACCTCGGAAAGTCGCCGCTATACGGGCCGGCTTGGCGCGCCGGGCGCCGTTGCCTGATCCCGGCCGACTGGATCTACGAGCCGTGCTACGAGACGGGGAAGAACGTGTGGCACCGGATCGGGTTGGCCGACTGGCGAACGATGTGCGTCGCCGGCATCTGGCGAACACTGACGAGCCCGGACGGGGCTGAGCATCACACGATGTCGATGATCACGGTGAACGGTGAGGGGCACCCGATCTTCTCCCGCATGCACAAGCCGGGGGACGAGAAGCGCTCCGTCGTGATCCTGCGACCGGCCGACTACAACGAGTGGCTGCGCACGAAAAATGTTGAGGTTGCGCGCGCAATGCTGCAGCTTTACCCAGCCGACGAGATGGTCGCCGAGCCGCGCGCAAACTAACCGGTCTACTGAAGCTTCGGCGTTTTGTGCAGCTCGACCCAGTAGCCGTTGAGTTCATCGTCTGGCACGTTGAATCGCTGCAGCCATGCCTCGCTTGCCACGCTGGTATTGAGCAGCGGCGCCGTGCTGCTCGCGGTGCCGCTTTGCAGGCTGTTGATCTTGTTGGCGACGATCGCGCGCAACGTATGGTTCAGCAGCACATATGCAGCGGGTGGTGCGGGAGGGATTCCCTTTCCCAAGGGCACCCCGGCGACCGGATCTACGCCGGCCTGAATGACCAGGCCGCCAATTCCGAACGGTGTCTTTCGGTACCAGTCCGGTGGGAGCATCAGGCTATCAGCGCCGCCCGCCCGCTGAATGAGGTCAGAATTCAGCGCGACCAGCCAGTCGACGGTCTTGATCTTCTCCACCAGGTCACGGAGTCCAGTCCGCATCGGATCGCCGACGTCGATGCCGGGGCCGTATAGGCGTCCCCAGAAATACTCGCTCGCTTCGTTCGGCCGACGGCCCATCGGTGGGACGTTCACCCCGTAGCCGGCGTGCCCGTGGACGGTCGGTACGGCTGCCGCAAACTCAGCGAACAGCTTCTCGAATGTGCCGGGGCTGATCTGCAGGAAACGACGCGGCACCGTGAACACCATCACATCAAGGCCGCGAGTACCCATCGCGGCTTGCCAGTCCTCGAGACAGAACACGGAAAATTCGTAGAACCCTGCCGCAAGCTTGTGGTCGGCGCTGGTAGTCGATGAAACGAGGATCGATTCGCTCGGCAGATCCTTCGCCAGGGTCGGAAATCCCCGTGCCTTGTCGAATGCGACGGGCTTTTCCCCTTCCTCGTAGAACCAACGCATCGGGCCGGATTTCGGCTCTTCGATTCCAGCCTCCTTGGCGGAGGCCTTCTCGTACTCGGTGATCGTTTCGATGTATCGTTCGTAGCAAGCAACGAGAGCATGCCGTACCGCAGGGGTATATCCACCCTTGAAGTACAGTACACCGCGCACGACAAGCGCCGCGCCTACGATCCCTTTTTGGTACGGTTCTTCGTACAGGCCGAACGGCAGGGTGTCTTGTCGCCGCGGATCCTTCGCCCACGCAATCAGTTCGTCTTTCGTCATGGTCTTCAGAGAGGGAAGGGCGATGGGGTCGGGCCTGGTCCTGGTGCCGGCGGCAGTCCGAGGGGCGTGCGGCTCGATTTGCTCGGAGCATCACCGAAAATATCTTCGGTTTCGGAATGCGTCTGGGCCGATCGAGCGGGCTGCCGCGCGCGCTTCTCGTCCCCGCATCCACAGTCAGCTCGATCGAGGGGGGCATACTTGTCGTCGTCGCCTGCAATCCGCCGATATGCGTCTTCCTGACCGAGGCCAAAATCATCGTCGAACTTCATTTCGACGACGGCTCGAATGTTCGATTGTACCGGCGGCTGCGATGGGTCGTTCACGACCACCACGTCGGGGCGGCGAGTTTGGATCTTTCCGGCTCGCTTTCCTGCCAGGTAGCCGGCCATCTTTCCCGGCCAACTGTTGCGGATGTATTCCAACAGGTTGTCGTGAGGCACCAACGGATCATCATCCGACATGATCGGCGACGGTGGCTCGGTGGTCATGTTGTAGCTGATCTCCGGAACGTAGGGCGTTTTTTCGCCTGTCTTCTCGACCGATCGCTCGTTCTCGAAGTCGATCCGCTCTTTCACACACTTCTGCCGCAGGAGACGCCCACCGCCGCGTGTCCAAACGCCCATCCCGTTGCATTTGCACATGACGGGGCAGAGCATTGCCTTGTCGGCTGCTGTTAAGCCCTTCCTAGCCCCCACGAGGGTAGTTTTTCCGCCGCGCGCTGGGGTCCCCGATGCTGACCCGCCAGAGTATTCGCTCAT